GCGAACTTGGCGTTCGAGCGGCCCTGCGACCAAGCCTATCCGGTCACGCTGCGGTGCCTGGAGAAGTTCATCCTCTCCGATGCGGCGCCCACGAACTCGCTGCTGACCGACTGCCCCGACGCCTACCTCTTTGCGACGCTCTGCGAGGCTGCGCCGTTCCTCCGCGACGCCGATCTCGCCCAGACCTTCGAACAGAAGCTCGGGACGGCAGTCGCGGACATCAATTCCAAGGAGGCCCGCAGCCGGTCGCAGGGCAAGCTATCGACGGAGGCGGGCGAACTGACGCGCTATGGCCGCCGCAGCGGCTACAACGCCTACACCGACGGGTACAACTAGGTGGCGTCGCTCGTCCCGGTCGGCCCGGACTTGCCGCCGGCGGTAGCCCGCATCCTGACCAGCCACGCTGCGGCGCTACGCGAGCTGCTGACGCCGACGCAGCCCCGGACGCTGGCCTCTGTGGATCTGAAGTCGGACCTGAGCGTGGCCGGCTACACCGCGCCCGAGTGGCCCAACGGCCACATCATCTGCGCCGAGATCAACAGCATCGTCGTCTCGACCCTCGTGGCCGGGACCTGGACCTGGCTTCGGGCCGATGGGGGAGCGCTATGACTTCCAGCTACTCCCAGAACGGTGTCGAGCTCCAGGGCGCTGGGGACAATACGAACACTTGGGGCGATCCCAAGCTGAACAACGCCCTGAAGCGGCTGAACTTCCTGTTCGCAGGCTATCAGTCGATCGCGCTGACGGGCGACTACACGCTCACCACTTCGAACACGTCGACCAGCCAAGCCGACTTCCAGGCTTGGAACGGCCTCCTGAAGTTCACCGGAGCGCCGGTCTCCAACCCGACCGTCACCGTCCCCTCCACGCCGATGCAGTGGCAGGTGTGGAACGGCGGCAACCGCGCGATGGTGCTGACGACGGGCGCGGGCTCCACGGCGACGGTCGATGCCGGCGACGTCGAGCCGGTCTGGACCGACGGGGCGGGGGTCCACCAGATCACGTTCGGCGGCATGCGGCTGAAGGACTTCATCGCCGCCTCCGTGCTGGCCGCGACCGGGGCGCTCCCGGCGACCGCGGGCAACAACGGCAAGGTGCTGGCCTGCGTCGCGGGATCGTGGACGCCGACGCTGATCGATCCGACCTACCTCAACGCCTTCTCCGCGACGGCTTCCATCATCCGAACGGGCACGTCGACGGTGGCGGCGCTCACGCCGGGCGACGTCTACAACGCGCTTGCCGAAGTGACCCTGACGGACGCGGCGACGATCGCGCTCGACATGTCCACCTTCATCAACGCCGTGGTGACGCTGGCGGGCAACCGCACGCTGGGCAATCCGACGAACCCGAAGGTGGGGCAGACCGGCCGTATCCGCGTCGTGCAGGACGGGACCGGCAGCCGGACCCTGGCCTTCTCCAGCAACTGGAAGCGTCCGGGCGGCGCGCCGACCCTGACCACGACCGCGGCCGCGAACGACTTCATCTACTACGAGGTCATCACGACGACCTACATCCTCTACGACATCAAGAAGAATCCGACCTGATGCTGGGCCGCTCCGGCATCCTGATGGCGGGCCAGTTTGCGGCGTGGAGCGCCGAGGACAAGGCCTCCACACTCTCGCTCTCGGCCAATCTGCTCACCGTCACCAAGGCGTCGGGGGCCGCGGACGGGAACATCCGCGGGACCTTGGGCAAGACGGTCGGCAAGTGGAAGTTCGAGGCCACGCTGAACGCCAAGTCGGTCGTGGACTATCCGAACATCGGCCTTGCCAACCTCTCCGCTTCGCTCACCGCGGCCCTGGGCGGGGACAGCAACTCGATCATCTACGTCCCGAACACGGCCAACGTGATCTTCCAGGGCGCCAACCAGGGCGCCGGGGCCGATACCTACACGACCGGCAACACCATCTCGGTCGAGTACGATGGCGACAACCATCAGGTGAACCTGCAGAAGGCGGGCTCGGCCAACCGCTACACCTTCGGCATCGCCGCCCTGACCGGCCCGGTGTTCCCGGTCGCGGGCCTCAAGCCCACCGGCGACCAGTGGACGATCAACTTCGGCGACTCCGCGTTCAGCGTCGCCCCGACGGCGGGCTTCTCGGCCTGGTGCTTCTGACGTGCGCACCACCATGGACCTTCCGCCGGGCCTGAACGGCGACGACACCATCTACGGTGCGCAGGGCCGCTGGGAATCGGGCTCCCTGGTCCGCTTCCGCAACGGTCGCGCCCAGGTCGACGGCGGGTTCGAGAGCCTGATCTCGACGCTGCTCACCGGCGTCTGCCGGGCCGTGTTCCCCTGGACCGACAACTCCGCCGTCCTCAACATCGCCTTCGGGACCAATTCGAAGGTCCAGCTGTGGCAGGGCGGCGCGCTCTACGACATCACGCCGTTCGGCCCCCCCACGTTGCTCGGCAGCAATCCGCTGGGTACCACGAACGGCTCAGCGCGGATCGACGTCACTCACGTCGCCCATGGCCGGACCACGGCCAATCAGGTCAAGATCTTCGGCGCCACGACGGTCGCCACGGTCAACCCGAACGGGACCTGGACGATCACGGTCGATGACGCCGACCACTACCACTACACCGCGGGCTCCAACGCCAACGCGACCACGACGGGTGGGGGCTCCGCCGTCGTCGAGACGCCGCAAGTGGCGCTGCCGGCCGGCGCGGTCGACGGGGCGGGCGGATCGGGCTATGGGACCGGCGGCTATGGAGTGGGCGGCTACAGCCTACCCTCGACCGCCGATTTCTTCCCGCGGACCTGGAGCTTTGCGGCCTGGGGCCAGAACCTGCTCGCCAGCCCGCGCAACGGTGGCCTCTACCAGTGGTCGAACTCGACCGGCTCGCGGATGGTTGCGGTCGACAACGCGCCGACCCAGATCAGCCATATGCTGGTGGCGCCGATGGACGGCGGCTACATGGCCTTCGCCCTGGGCTGCAACCGTGAGGCCGATGGGGTCTTCGATCCGATGGTGGTCCGCCACTCGGCCGTGATCGGGCTCACGAGCTGGTCGACCCTCACCTCGACGTCGCGCGAATACAAGCTGACCGGCGGGGGCCGGATCGTCGCCGGGCGGATGATCGGGCCCTACGTGGCCGTCTGGACGACGGACGCGCTCTGGATCGGCAACTATGTCGGCGGACTCGCCCGTCCCTGGGATTTCCAGCGCGTGGGGCGCAACTGCGGGCTGGCCGGGCCCAATGCGGTGCAGGTGGTGGGCCAAGTCGCCTACTGGACGTCGCCGGACCGGCAGTTCTTCAGCTACGGACTCGGGGGTCAGCCCTCGGTCGTGCCGTGCTCGATCCGCACAGACTACGCCGACAACCTCGCCCCCGCCCAGGCCGACAAGATCATGGCCTCGGCCTGCGCGGAGTTCGAGGAGGTCCGGTTCGACTATCCCGACGCGCGTGATGGGGTCGAAAACAGCCGCTTCGTCCGGCTCTGCATCTCGCAGAACGGCGAGGACGGCGGGGCATGGTCGCAGGGCCAGCAGTCGCGCACGGCCTATGTCGACGCCCAGCCCGCGCTCTATCCGATCGCCACGACGGCGGACGGGCATATCTACTACCACGAGAAGGGCCACTCCGCGGACGGCTCGGTGTTCACCTGGTTCCTGGAGAGCGCGGCCCAGCTGATCGAGGTCGACTGGCGCTTGCTGGTCAAGACGATCTGGCCCGACTTCCAGAACCAGCAGGGCCCGATCACCGTCACGGTCAAGTCGCGGGAGCATCCGCAGGGCGAGGTGATGACCTTCACCTCCGAGCCGATGAGCCCCAACGACATGAAGGCCGACCTCTGGCTCACCGGCCGCATCTTCCAGGTCCGGTTCGATGGCGCGTCGGCCCCATCGAACATGCGCCTCGGCAAGCCGGTGTTCGAGGTCGAGCGAGCCGGACGGGCGCTGTGACGGACCAATTGTTCGAGGCTGAGTGGGCGCGGTGCGCGGGCTGGCTGCAGGCCGCCCTTGAGCGCGCTCCGCCCACCCACACGCTCGATGACGTCAAGGTCGAGGTCCGCTGCGGCAACGCCAAGTTCTGGCATGGCCGCGCCTCGGCGGCGATCACCCAGATCGAGGTCAGCCCCCGGACCAAGGCGCTGACGGTCTGGCTGGCCGGCGGTGACTTGGCCGAGCTCAGGGACGAGATGCTGCCCAGGGCCGAAGCCTTCGCCCGCGAACAAGGCTGCCGCTTCGTCGCGGTGACCGGCCGGCCGGGGTGGGCGAGGGCGCTTGGCTACCGGCCGTTGCACTGGACTTGCGCGAAGGAGCTGACCTGATGCCGTTTGGTGTGAACTTCGGCAAGAACAAAGGCTCCCAGAGCGGGAGCTACACCGGCGTCGACAACTTCAACCAGACGTCGAACTTCGCCACCTCGCCGACCAACCCGCAGTGGTCGGAAGACCTGGTGAGGGGGGTTGCTGGCGGGGCGACGGGTCTGGTCGGGCAGGACCCGCACCAGTACATCGCCGGCCCCACGCCGCTGCTGCAGACGGCCGCCAACTCGGCGGGCGACCTCAATGGGATGCCGTGGGCCTATGCCGGGGCCTCGGACATCGCCCGCGGGCTCAGCCAGGCCAACGCGCCGGGGATCGCTGGCTACGTCCCGAAATTCATGGACCCCTATCTGAAGGACGTGGTCTCAGCGACCAGCGCCGACCTCGACCGCAGCGACAACCTCGCCCGCCAGGCCGATACCCTTGCCGACCCGAGCGTGTTCGGCTCTTCGGGCCTTGCGCTGGTGAAGCCTGAGCTGGAAAGCGCACTCTCCAGGGCGCGGGCGACGACGCTGGGCGGGCTGCGTTCGCAGGGCTACAGCCAAGCCCTGGGCGCGGCCACCAGTCAGGCGCAACTCGAGGCCCAGCAACGCCAGCAACGCCTCGCTGCGGCCCAGGCCCTCGCCGGGTTCGCCGATCAGGCCCAGGGCGCTCAGCGGGCCAATATCGCCACTCAGGAAGCGGCCGCCCAGCCGATCCAGGCGATCAACCAGTCCGTGGCCCAGGCTCCGCTCGACTTCCAGTCGTTCCTGGCGCAACTCGCC